CGATACTATAGTCTTTCACTTGTGGATGTGATTTTTGTATTGTTTCTGCTGCTACTGGAAATGTTAGAGTTAATGATAAACCAATTGCTGTGAGGATTTTTTTCATTCATCCCACCATCCTTCTTGTTTATGAATCCAGACTTTCAAATCCTTTACATATTTTCTCAATATCTGGGCTTGTTGTTCATGCCAAAAATCACCCGTCTCCATGTGAAGACGGGTGTGATTGTCTATTGCTTTAAGTATTTGATAGATGGGAGCATTCCAACACTCCCTCTTTGGAGTGTTCCATTCTCGTGGCACGGAATTACGAGCGAATGAACTTCATTATAACGAAGATAATCAATCTGGCAACTACCAGGACTTATTTCCGTATAACCAACAATCATAAAAGCAATGAATTCCATTACTTCTTCTTACCACCGTTCTTCGCTTTTTTAGCAGTTGCATTGCCCTGGTTCTGCTTGGATTGTTTACCTCCAGCAGAACCTTTCTTGCCTTTATTGGGTGACTTGGACATTATGCTCCTGTGGTACGTGGTTGAACTTGACCCTCTTCAAGAGCTTCAACTCTTTCTTCAAGAGATGGTGCTGCTGCTTCAGGAGCAGGTGGTTCTGGTGGAGTTTCAACTACCACTTCTTCTCTTTTAGGTTCTTCTTTTTTCTCTTCTTCATCACCACCTTTCTTCATAGTATTAATACCAAAGGTAGCAGCAGAAGCAGTGAAGACGGTCGCAATAAAAGTGGGGTCCATCTTAGATAGAGCCCCAGCATAACTTGCGGTAAGAAGAGCAGCAGACCAACTCAGAATAGCAATACGAATTAACATACCAACACGATTTTCTTTGTGTTTATCCATCAGTCCGTGTGATGAAGTCTGTTTTATTTAGGGTTTTAGAACCTAAACTTAACTTTTCCAGCAATAGAATTGTTGGTGACTCCATTATTCACACCGTGAGATGCTTCAACAATTAACATCTCTTTATAGTCTACTTCAGCAGCAACTCCATAAGAGTTATCAGTTCCATAAGAACCTTCTACACTGACTCCAAACAAGTCTTTTTTCTTACCACCAAAACGAGTTTCTAGTTTAAGACCTGCTTCACCGACGTGTGTGGTTTGATTAAACTCACCAACACTTCTAGCAGATTCTGATGAACCTGTTTCATTATAAGCATTTCTCTTCACATTTTGAACAGTATAACCAATAAATGGTTTTACTGCTTTGTGTAGATGCCAATATAAACGATTAGAAACCCACCATTCAGAACCAGTTGTTTCACCAGCATTATTAAAGACACCTTCTACATTTCTATTGTACTTATAATTGCTGTTTGCAATCGCAGCATTAGTATTCAGAGTGAGTGTATTTCCTCTGAGTTCACTGAATACGCCGAAGTGATCTTTATTCTGTTGTGTGCTTGAGTCAACACCATTGAGGTTTACGTTAACTCTATTATACTGACCACCAAGAGTCCAACCTTTGGTTACATCAACCTCAAATCCACCACCGAAGATTTTAGAATCTGCAGTGTATCCATCAGCATTATAGGACTGAACGAATCTGTTGTTCTCAAATACTCTCAATCTTTGCTTACCTGCGGTTGGTTCGTGATTCAGAAGTCCATTGATACCATCATTGATTCCATCAAGAACTTCTAGTTGATCTACACGACCAAAGTAATCTCTATAAGTGTTAGCAACTTCAACAGTTGCCGAACCAAATGTAACTTGAGTAGCAGCACCGTTGGTGAATACTCTTGTATACACAGGAGTAGTTGTGGTTGTGGTAGTTGTATGTGCATTGATTTTCTGTCTTCCACCACTTTCAGATGCAGTGTGATTTACTGCAGAAACAGGAACAACACTAAAAGTTCTGGTTCTTACCCAATCAGATACAGTTGCTTGAGTTATAACAGAAGTTCCAGCATTATCATCAGTTGTTACTGTAGTTACAACTGGAGTTCCATTTGTTGTGGTAGTAGAATTATCGGACCAAGTTGTAACTGTTACTGGAGTTGTTGTGGTAGTAACTGTGGTTGTTGGAATCGTAATAACTTCTGTATCGGTATAATGAGTTTCAGTTTGATTTCCATTCGCATCAGTTCCCATTATATGACGATGGGGATTATTTGTTACAGTTCTGGTTCCAGCAGTTGTGCTAGTCGTAACAATATTAGAACCAGCAGCAGTTGATACTACTGTTGGTGCTGGTGGAGGTGTTCCACCAGTTTCGTAAATATCAAGAATACCATTCAGGTTAGCGTCACCAGAAAGAAGACCAGCAGAAAGACTTACTGTACCAGTACGAATAACTTGCGATGATGGATCCCAGTCCATCGTTGGTTGTGCGATTGGGTTATAAGTAAACTGATAATCTCCCGCAGCAAGTCCCGTGAATGTAACACCCTGCCAAGTGTAACTATCCATTCCATATAATCTGGCAGGATCTCCATAAGGAATAAGATTAGTTCCATCAGACTGGAAATAGTTTGTACCAGAAATTAGTCCGTCTGGTGTTGTATTTTGAAGAAGTGTCCAGTTGACAGTTGTTGGCGCAAAAGTAGTTCCGTTGACGCCCTGTAAAGTCATAGAACCTTCTGTAAAGGTAGTTCCAGCGTGCCAAGAACCATACCAAAATGTAACTGTTCCGCCGCTGGCACCAACATATCCTATAGAGTTGGTGTGAGCTAATGCTGCTGTTGGCACTCCAAGAAGAAGCACAGACGCTGCAGCCAGCGCCTTTTGCGTGTAGGTGGACATAAAAATAAGGTGAGTTGGTGTGGTAGAAATTCCTAAGAACTACCAAACACAACTCACCTTGGTGTGGGTTCGAGTTGCAGTTTCAACTCACTGGTTGAAACTATTTAGTTATCCTTTCTTCCAAGCTTCACCTTCTGCTTTTCTTCTACGAGCAAGTCCTGCTTCTACATTTGAACCAGGATTGCGATAGAGGAATAAAGCATCAGGAACTAAGTCCCATTCTTTATTCTTCAGGCGTTTAGTAATAGTATTAAAGTTATCGCCACCGTAAAAACCGGCACCAAGATTATAAGCAAAGCTGAGCAAAGCGCCTCTTTTTCCATCTGACATTTCATTCCAATGTGGGATTTTGCGTAGTGCAGGAAGAAACTCCTTCTTACATTGTTCAATCAGAAGCGCATCTGCTTCTACCTGTGTAAGGGTATCACCAAGTTTGAATGCTGAACCATCCTTCTTACGGGTAGAACCCCAACCGATTGTGATTGGAAGTCCACCAGTCAGAGGATCAGGATATGCCTTTAGATGACATCCTTCAAACTCTTTGATCAACTTGATGCCCATTTGTGGGACATCATCACCACCTGTTACAGGAGCTGCAGCAGCGGCAGGGGCTGGTGCAGCACTAGTCTTTTTTCCGCGATAAATTTCTGCCCAATCAACATTATCCTCTAGATACTTGACTGGTAGGTTATCTTCTAACCACTGAACTGCCTTGACGTGATTAGGATTCTTCTCGTCATAAAACTTGAAGAAGTTGTGTAGGTCAATTCTTGCCATTGTAGTCTCCGAAATACTTTTGATACAATTGATTTGCTTCTACATGCTTACCGTGATTTGTAAGGTCCTTAATGACCTTAAGCATCTTTCTCTTAAAATTAGTCGAAGATTCTTCCCCAGCCATCATTCCCTCCTGGACACCAACGGTGCTTAAGGACTGCTTTGGTGTAAATGGTCTTCTTACCATTTGTTACAGGACCAGTATAGTTATCGTTGAGAGAACCATAAGGATCATTGACAAAATATCCTTTGCCATCTGGAGTCTTACCAATGACTACACACATGTGCCCACCAGTAGGAGCAGATAAAGAACCGCGATGCAGGATACCAATAACAACAGGTTTCCCAGCATCAAGGCTTTTATCAATGTCAGCAAAAGAAAGATTGTAGCTAAAGTGTGACTTAACTCCATAACCTGCAAGTACCTTTGTTTGTACCGCATGGTCAGTCGTGTCGCCAATCGCAAATACTTTCTTGACGTATTCATCGTCGCCTTTGATGCTTCCTGGCTTGAGGAAAGCAAGGCACATAGCGCACGATGAACTGTTACAAGTTCTATGTGCATCTCTATAGTTGTCTACTTGATTGAAGTATGGAACAGCAAGAACTTCTGGAGTTGGTGGTTTTGTTCTAAACATACCAATCCACTCAGTTTCTGCATCATCCAGGAATTCAGCAGGAAGGTTATCCTCTAACCATTGTACTGCTGCTACGTGATTTGAATTGCTGTCGTCGTAAAACTTAAAAAAGTTATGAAGATCTAGTGTCATCTTCCTCTCCTATGAACTCTAATGAGAAAATATCATGCTCTGGAATTTCTGGATCCAACCACTCACAAAATTCAGACTGGATCGCATGGGCATTCTCAATACAGTTTTTATCACAGAGAGTATGAATTCTGTCAATTGCCCAATCATGAGTTTCCTGAAGAGTCTCTTCCAAAGTTACCATAATCTTTTCGCATGTAGCGTCCTAGGATATTACTATTGTAATACGCTGGACTCCCATCGTCAAGAGACTCGATCAACACATTATTTAGGAAGAGCTGTTTTGTTTCTTCGTAGTTACATTGTCCTTTGGTTTTATGGAGGCTAAGTATTCTTCTGTCGCAGGATGCTTTTCCCCAAATGTCAATATCGGCTTTGAGTTCAGGACAGGAGCCGTAATATGTTTTCCAATCGGACTCTGACTTAACTTTTCTAGATTTTCCTCTTGGTGTGCGGAAAGACCAGAAATACTTTCTACCAATATAACTACGACCAGTTTTATTGCAATGAATATGGTATACAAAACCAAAATTATCTTGAATATCAGAAGACTCAAAAATTTCCCCATTGAATCTCCAGGGATTTTCATAACTCATACTAAGAATCTTTATGAGCTATTATTTATCTTCAACCTGGACAAAGCGAGTCTACTTGTGTTTTGAGTGTTTGTCAAGGGGTTGATAAATACTCAATAAAGAGTTATAATATGGCGGTATACGTCAATAATATTACTATTAATACTGGGGAGTATTTTTCAAGGGACTTCTATTTGGATAATGTTGATGGAACTCCCTTGAATCTTGTTGGATATGCAGCATCTTCTTATATCCGCAAGCACCCAGAAAGTTTAAACACAACCGCGAAGTTTGATGTTAGTTTTGCTGATCGAGCAAATGGAAAAATTACATTATCTTTGGGATCATCAATAACCGAAGATATAAAACCTGGAAGGTATGTTTATGATGTTTTGTTTACGGACAATACATCTAAAAAATCAATCGTTATTGAAGGAAATGTTTTGGCAACCGATGACATTTCTACAGATTGCCTCTGATAAATATTTAAAAAACAATGTCCGTATATGTAAATAATCTCACCATCAATATCGGAACAGATTTTATGCAGACGTATGATCTGTATCAAAGTGGTGGAAAGGTTATTGATCTTACAGGATATAGTGCAACATCAAGTCTCAGAAAACATAGAGACAGTGGAACTGCTGTAAGTTTTACTGTTGGGTTTCCTGATCGTAAAAATGGGAAAATAAAAATATCAATTCCAAGTTGGACAACAGCACGTCTTAAACCTGGACGATATGTTTATGATATTTTGATGACCAAATCAAATGGCGATAAAGCAATTATTGTTGAAGGAACAATCAACGCACGTGCTGGTATTTCAACTGGTTGTTCATTTTCACTTCCAACAAGTGCTCAAAGATTTTGTATTGCAGTGATTGATGAAAATAGCAATACTTCTGCTTCTGGAATGGAAACTTTATGGGGGCAGTTTAGATCTTCATATCCCAATAGAACTTTTTATCTTTTGCAACCAACAACAGTTGGGTTTGGTGTAAGTGTAAATAATACTAACTATAATGAACTTGCTTGTCCTGATAATTTCTTGAATGAAACAACTGTAAATGTTTCACCATTAATATAAAATGTCTTCAACTTATTCAGTTACACCTTCAACAACAGCAGTCAACGAAGGTTCATCAGTTACTTTCACAGTTACAACAACTGATGTTGCAAATGGAACTGTTCTTTACTGGACAACACTTGAAACATCAGGAACTATTACAGAATCAGACTTTAGCGATGCCGCTTTAACCGGTTCATTTACTGTCAACAGTAATTCTGGAACAATTACTAGAACTATTGTATCTGATAGAAGCACGGAAGGACTAGATGCTTTTAAGATTGAAATCAGAGTATCCTCAACTTCAGGAACTATTGTTGCAACTTCAAGTGCGGTTATCATTAATGACACGTCCCTTAATATCGGACAAAATGCAAATGGTCTAACATTTGGTCCAGTTCAAGTTAGCAGGGATGGTGGAAATACTGCAAATGCCTCTGATTGGTATACCATATGTGGACTTGATACTCTCCCAGAAGGATCTTCAATTGCCCTGTTTATTGATACATCAGGGAGTATGACACTAGCAACTGTTCAAGCATCTTATAATCTTTTAGTGTCAAAACTTGCTGCAAAAAATATAACAATTACAGCGGTTACTAATGGTAATGAAGATTGGATTACTCCATTCCTAGTTGACTTACCATAAATATTTCAAAAACCGATGGCAGTCACATATACCGCAAACTTAGTCATTTACACTGGAACTGACTTTGATCAAACATTTCTTCTAGAAGATGATCAAACAAATAGTTCTTTAAACTTGACCGGATATAATGGTTGTGCTCAACTTAAGAGATATGAGTCTTCATCTAAGACCGCAGACTTCACGGTGACTTTTGCAAATGATAGAACGACTGGAAGAGTTACACTATCTTTAGGTTCAACCACAAGTGCTGCTATTAAACCAGGAAAATATTTTTACGACCTACTATTAAACAGTCCCACTGGAACTACAACAAGAGTTATAGAGGGGACTGCTTTAGTTAAGAAATCAGTAACTCGTTAATAAGTAATCAACTTCAACAATATCTTGAATGTGCTCAGCAGACATTTGCATCATCACGTAATGTGCTTCTTCTACGGTATCTGCATGACCCTCTGAAAGAAGGTATTCAAGAACCAGATCGTATGCTTCCTTTCTTGTTCCTAAAATGTTTTTAGTTCTTTGTGACATGTTTGCGGTTGCAGCAGGGGAATAATCACCACCAGGAAGACTTGATTTTGCTTGAACTTGTGGTGTCGGGGTAGATGGCTTTCTAAGATTACGAAGTTCATCAGCTTGTTTTGCCATTACACTCTGACCAGTGCCAAGTTGTTGACCAGTTGGTCCTACTCTTTTGGCAAGAGTATCCTTATACTTATTTTTCCAAATATCCAAACCAGTCTGCTTAACCTTTTCCATTTCAGCAGCACGCTGAACTGGATCCTGAATCTTTCTAGCAGCAGATGCAGCAGCCATATACTTTGCTACCGGAGATGCCTGAGGTGCCTGAGGTGCTGGTGCTGGTCTTCTAGTTGGTGTTTGTGTTCCTCTATTAGCACCACTCAATCCACCAGAAGGTGGTAGAGGTGTAGGTGCTGGTGCAGCAGGTGTTGAACCAACTTCATTTCCTTTTGGTCCTTTACCTGCTATGGGAGAATCTACACGACTATCTTTTGGTTTTGGTTTTGGTTTTGGTTGTGAAGTTTGTTGTGCTGGATTTTGTCTTG